CGGTTAAGAAGCCCCAGGCTTTTGCGCCCGTCGACTTGGCCGCAATAAGTGCCGACTTGCCTGTTGATAGAAAGGCTCCGCCAGCTGCTTTGGCTGCGACGGTTACACCGGGGAATGTCTTAATATGAAGTATTGAAAATGCCATTCTCACGGCGGCAATGGGACCCAGCAAGCCAGCAATGGTCAGAGCCAGTGCTCCACCTACAGTTACCAGCGCAGCGATAACAGCAGCCACTTTCGCAAGCGTCGCAGTTAGCTCAGGGTTTTGCTTCATCCAGTCGCCGATATTGCGGACGATTTCAGTCACGCTTTTGATCAGGTCTCTAATCGGCCCGTCGTTCGATTCGAAAAGCTCAATCCGAACATCATCCCATGCAGACCCCAGGCTTTTTAAATCTCCTGCAGCGTTGTCGGCCATAACGTCAGCCATTTGCTGAGCGCGCCCTTGTGAGCTTTGTAAGGCTGCAGTAAGCTTCTCTATCTGTCCAGCACCTTGTTCTTCTATTAGCTGAGCTACACCAGCTCCAGCCTCTTCGCCGAATATAGCTTTCAGATAGCCAGCCTGGTCGGCGTTACCCATTCCGTCAGTGGCTTTTACAACATCCTGAAGAATGTCCGGTACAGCCCTTAAATTGCCAGCTGCATCCTTTGTTGTAATACCTAGTTCTGCAATGGCATCTTTTGCTGGCCCGGTTTGGCTTGCTAACCTATTCAGCATCGACCGCATGACCGTCCCTGCCTGGCTACCCTGAATGCCGATGTTACCTAGCAACCCTGCCATTGCCGCAGACTCTTCGAGCCCCACGTTCATCTTCTTGGCTATGGGCCCAACGTACTTCATGGTGTCACCCAGCATCGAAAGGTCGACGTTAGCGCTTGATGTTGTAGCTGAAAGAACATCTGCAATACGCCCCATTTCCGTTGCCGGAATGTCATAAGCGCCCATTATGTTGGAGGCTATATCAGAGGTCTGGTCAAGCGCAGTACCGGTTGCTTTAGATAAGGCAAGCATATCGGGCATGGCTTGCGTTATTTCTTTTGGGTCGAATCCAGCCATCGCTAAGAAGTCTTGTCCTGCAGCAACCTCAGTGGCTGCGAAGCTGGTGGTAGCGCCAAGCTCCCTGGCCTGCTCTTTTAGTGCGACAAACAAAGGGTTGTCTTTTTCTAGTCCAGTTTTTGCCTGGACGCTACTCATTACCTCACCAAAATCCAGTCCGGGAGCCAGCATTCTTGCGCCGCCATAAAGCGCAGCGCCACCTGTTGCCAGCATTTTAGTACCGGCACCTGCCATTTTTTGCTGAAGCTCGCGGGTTTGCTGGTAGGTCTTAGAGACTTTATTCAGCCGCTCTTGCTGTTTTGTGACAGCGCTGAGCCGATCCTTTTGTTGGGCTAGCTCGCTGTTCAGGCGCTTGGTTTCGTTGCGCAACTTTGAACGCGCAGAAGATAAGTTCTTTGTGGATACGCCATTTTGCTCGAGCTTCTGCCGTTGTTCCTGAACGGTCCTGGTCAGTTTGGTTTTGGAGCTGTCGAGACTCTTAACCGTAGAGCGAGCGTTATCCAGCTCGCGTTTCATGGCTTTGGTCGGATTTTCAGTGGCCTTAAACTCTCGCGCAAGTCGGCTGGCTTTCTCCCTGGCGTTTTCCAGTTTGGCTGATGTGGCCTGTAGTGCGGTGTTGCTTTTGCGGTAGCCGTCAATCATGCCAGCCTGCTTGTTCAAGTCGTTCAAACGCGCTTTGGTTTGGCGAAACTCAGCGGAAACCTTACCGGCTGATTCATTCATAGCCTTAAGCGGCTTAGTTACTTTGTCGACTGCTGCCAGCAGCACTTCAAGCTTTAATTGTTTAGCCACGGCTTTTAACTCCGTTCATCCGGTTGTACCGGTCAATTGCCTTTTCGTGCCACGCGCTGAGTTCGTCAAGCTCCAGCTCGTACATGTCGCTGAGTGGCCACTGAAAGATGGCGGCAATGTCCGCCATCAAGTCATCAACTTTATTGGGCAGCTCTAGCTGCTCGGCTGAGCTTCCTCGTCCATCTCCCCACGCATCTTCTTGCTTAACAAAAAAGAGGTCACCTCGGTGCCTATCTGCAGCAAGTCAGCTGGGTCTAAGTTCATGATTTCAGGCTCAGTGAGAGTTGGTTGAGTGATGCGAGGCAGTAAACGGTTTAGTGCGTTGTACTCCATCTGCAGCACGTCAGTCAGTGAGAGTCCGCGCATTTCGCCAGCTCGAGGCTTACGCAGTTCAATGGTTTTAATTTCTTTGTCCCCGCGCTTGATAGGGTAGTCAAGCTCTACAGTTGCGGTAACCGGCGCATTTTTTTGATTCATGGTTATGTTCTCCAAGGTTTAGAAAAAGAAGCCCCCGCAGGGGCTAATGAACGCAAAGCTTAAACACCAATCGCTTGACGGTGCTTCTCCATCCGGTCTTCGCCGTTAACAATGTCAATCATTGCAACCATGTCGACTTCACGAAGGACTTCGCCGTTGACGGTTAGCTTGTAGTAGCTATTGGCAAACGAGACGGTCATCTGATTGCTTTCGCCGCCTTTCTGTTCGCCTTGGTCGTCATTGAGAATGCGGCCACGTTGAACAACTTCTACGGTTTCTACCTCGCCGGTGTCGTCACGCTGATAAGATCCAGCAAAACGAACCATCAGGCCGTCCACAGTTTCTTTTGCCTGGTGGCGAATCATGTCTGCGACAAAACCGCCGAATACGGCTTGGGTGTCAAGGGCGTCATCTTCAAAGCCCATGTCGACTTTTACACCGCCTGGCATTCCGCCACCGCGATAAGCTTCGGTTTGACGTGCCAGGCTTGCAGGTGTGAACGACTCGGCAACACCAGCCCAGCTGGTACCGTCGACGAATACGTTCATGTGTTTGAGTTTTTTAGGTAAAGCCATGGGTTACTCCTTACGCTGCAGCTGAGCCGCTGGCAAAGTTAATTAAGTAACGGTCAGTGATGCGTTGCTGGAAGGTTAAGTCTTCAAGCGGCGGCACTGGCGTGTAGTCGTAATCGATAAAGAGCTTGCCGGCTTTCAGCGTGTCTTTATCGTTGAGCTCTTCGTTGTACCAGGCTTGTTCGCGGAACTTGGCGTTGATGACTTCGACAATGTCTTTCACCAGTGTTGGCGTGATCGGTTTGTCGACGGCCCACATGTGAGCTTCTGCCACAGTGTCGGCAAGAATTTGCGCAGTTCGCGTGTAGTTCTCGAACTGGAACAACGGATCAGAAGAACAGGTTCGAGAACCCCAGAAACGGAAGCCTTGCTCACGAATAAGAACGGTAATGTCGTTACTGTTCAGTAAGTTGGCATCGGTCGATGGGTCTTGCAGGTCCCAGAAAACCGGCTTGGTTAAACCGTCAACGCCACTGACGGCAACGTTAGATAGTGTTTTGTGCCAGCCCATAGTTTTGTCGATGTAAGCACGTAAGCCGAGCGCACGGCCAACAGCATAGCTTGTCTCTGACTGGCTGGTGGTTGTGTTCCAGGAAGTGAAGTCACCATGAACAATCATCAATTCGCGTTCGCCGAAGTTGTCGCGGTAGGTAATGGCTTCTTCTTTCGTGGCTGCGCCGGCGCTGCTTACATAGCCAAACGCACGAAGCTTCTTGGCAATAGCGGCCAGCTCGGTGGCTACTGCTTGCTCATCAAGTCCAGGCGCGCCCAGAATCCGAGGTTTAACACCCAGTGAGGCTTGAGCGCTTAACAGCGCCTGCAGACCTGTGTAAGAGCCGTCAGCTTCGACGGTGCCAATAACGTTGCTGGTGGTCTCTGCAGCGTCCAGGCCTTCTTCTACGCGAACAATAATGGTGGGTGTGTTCACCATGTCTGAAATGCCTTCCAGAGTATTGCGTAAAGTGCCTTCGGTACCAGCGCCGGCAATGGCGTCTTTAGGGCGTGTGAATAGCACGGTCTTGTTCAGCGGAAACATTTCAGCGTCAGCGTCTGATGCAGTACAGACAGCGCCAATTACCGCTGTGGCCACCGTGCGAATGGTGCGTGTGCCATCGTTAATTTCAACGACGCGCACACCGTGATGGTATTCAGTCATGATTATCTCCGGTCCGGTTGACTAATACAGTTTGGTATTTGCAAGGCTAAGTGTGCATTTGGCAGGGCGCGTGGGCTATTGGGTGCGGTTGTAAAAGCAGAATAAACAACAAAAAAGGCGTGACACCTCACGCCTAAATATCGGTTGAGACTTTCCAAATGTCTTCCGGTGTCACTCGTTTTATGCCGGTCTTCCTGAATAGGCCGGATGCGTGCGCAACAAGCTCAGAGCAAAACCAGGCATTCTTTTTGTCCCACTTGCGCCAGAATAGCAACCCGAATATAGCTTTAAGGTCATAAGGCTTGCCAAGTTCCTTTCTGGCTTTGGCAATGGCTTGATGGTGAGCGCATGGAATAGCGGCTACTGCATGCCGAGGGTATTTCGAAGTGAACTCTTTTAGTGAAGAGACTCGTACACCCTTGCCAAAAACGGATTCATAAACCATCCCGTCAGAGACAATGCCCACATGGGACCACCGGCTTCTGGTAAAGAAGCGGATGGCCCAGCTTAGTGGCAGCTTGTTAGTGCCGAATATAACAACCGTTTGCATTATGCCGGCATTAACTCATTAATAAGCGCGACTTGCTCAGCAGCAGCTGTGACCTGTTCGGCGCGTGAGTTTGCTGAATTAAGCGCTGCTTTGCCTGATAAGCGCGCCTGACGAACGGTAGCCAAAACACCCTCCCAGCTTAACGCTGTAGCAGCGATGTCGTCAGCGGCTTCTTCGGGTGTCATGTTTGCAGCGTCAGCCCAAGATTGAACGGCGTCAGGCACTTCATTTGGCTTGCCGTCGGCAATCCATTTCTCAGCTTTTGTTTTTGCCAGTCGGTATTCCTCTTCAACCAGCAAGCCTTTTGAAATGTAGGCGATGCGAACGTTGCCAGCCGCTTCGTCGATGGCGTCACGGCAAGCCTTTTCAACTTCGGCGTCAGTCATGGTGCTGTAGCTTTTGCCTACGACCGCTGCGGCCAGTTCGTATTCCTGCTGCTGCAGCACCGATTCAATTTGCTCAGTGTCCATACCAATGTTCAGCATGTATTCGCGATCAGTATTTGTGTGCGTCTGACCTTTGAAAATGTATTGAAAACTCATGAGTCTCTCCTAAACGGTTTTTGGAAGATTGCGTTTCTTAGGTTAGCTGTGTTGGCGTGGCTGGCATGGCCAAACCACGATTGCAGCTTAGGGTTTATTTCCTGCAGGGAAATTTCGCCGGCAGCGAATTGCTTCCGGAATTTTTTAAGCTTGGTCTTTATTCGCTTCACGCTGCACTTGCGAAGCAGTCGGTGCGATGAATAGATTCGATACCCTAGGAAGTCGAGCGAACGCCCATTTTTTACCGCGATAGGGAACACCTGCGTCTTTCTATTCGTGCGCAGATTTAAAATCTGCAGCAGGTAGGCCTCGATTTTTACTCGGATTTTATGTAGGTGCGCCTTGTCGTGATGAATAACAATAAAGTCATCCATGTATCTGACGTAGAAGCGCTCATTTAATTCATGCTTAACAAAGCGGTCGAGCTCGTGCAGGTAAATGTTTGCAAAAAGCTGGCTCGTTAAGTTGCCCAGGGGAATGCCGACACCTGGGCCGTCTGATGGACTGGCGTCAATAATATAAAACAGCAGTTGCAGCGTGTGCTGGCATTTGACTTTTTGTGCGAGCATGGCTTTCAGTATGTCGTGGTTGATGCTCGAGAAGTATTTGCTGATGTCAGCTTTCAGTGCATAAGCTTTGCCGTGCCGGTTCTCCACCTTCTGGATAAACCGCTGGGCACGGTCGGCGCCTTTGTGTGTCCCTTTGTTGACACGGCAAGCGTAAGAGTCGTCAATAAATGTTTTATCAAACAGGTGGTAAAGCCGGTCGTAAATAGAGCGGTGAATAACGCGGTCCCGGAAGTTGGGAGCGGAAACCAGTCGACGCTTTGGTTCGTACACAAAAAACTGGTAGTAGGGTGATGACTCGTAAGTGCCCCACATGAGTTCATTCTGCAAAGCGATAACGTTTTCTTCTAGGTTGTTGAAGAACTTTAGCGTTGATTGCTTGTGCGCCTTTCCTTTCCTGCATGAGTAAGCAGCGCTGAGCAGGTTATCAAAGTCATATATCTGCTCGAAAAGGCAACCTGCAGACGCATCCACAGGCTTAATGTATGTTTCGGCATTTGCCGAGGCTGCGGCATCCTTTTGAAAATTGCACGGACACGCGCCCTTAGGCAACGTGTTGCTGGCGGAATCAAGAGCCGGACGGAAACCGATGTTGCTGTTCGAATTGGACCGGGCGTTATTCAGGTTCAGATACCCGAGGCCGGCATTCGAGCCGTTGTTCCAGTTGCCGCCACGTAGCGGGAAGCGCATCATAATGCCGCCGCCTTTTTACTTTCGTAGACAGAGCGAAGCCAGCCGCCAACCATGCGCCCAATTTCCACCAGGCTTTCAGACCATACTCGGTACTTCTTGAGGTCGATGTAACGCAAGTCTTTAGCCAGGCGCACCTGGCGTTTAAGAATTGCGAGCTCAACATCAAGCTCGGTGAGCGTGGTCTTCTTATGATAACGCTTCAAAGCGGTGATAATTAAACGCTGAACACTCCACATTGAGCTTCGTATCTCAGCTGCTAATCCATGCTTCTCTGAGCGCGGGAACTGCTTCAGAGCTACGTATCCATACATAATCATTTCACGACACTTGTCTTCAATTATCAGAGGTTTTGACATTCTGCTACTTCGCTAAGTTAATGGCGCACTATCGTGCGCCTGTACAAAAAACAATCAACAGGTTACAGGAATAAAGCCGGACGGAAACCGATGCTGCTGTTCGAACCGGACCGGGCGCTATTCAGGAACAGAGACCCGAGGCCGGCAACCGAGCCGCGGCTCCAGTGGCCGCCACGTAGCGGGAAGCGGTCGCCGTAGTTCCGGACGTATAAAGCGCCCTGAGCGTTGCTTGTAACTGCTGATTCAATCAGTAATTTGCGCAATAATTCGACAGGCGTGTAGCTGGGATCTTTGGTAATTGAAGCCCAGTTTGATACTGATGAATATGCGTAATCATGACTGTCATCGTTTAATGGTCCATTGCGGTTAACTACCTGGTTATTTAATACCGGGTCGCCAACACTGCTTCCCTCCGTCGAGTTTGATGTGGAGTCAAAGAACGATGGGTGCTTGTGCCAATTGACTTCAGCAATGCTTGGGTCGTTATCAAGAGTGGTTATAATTTGACCGTTCTCTAGCTTCATCTGGTCCAGCCATTCCCAACAATTACCGACTAGGTCAGCTATTCCGAATTCACTGTGGTCATGGTTCCAAGTGGCAGGGCCTTTGCCTGTGTCGGTGCGGCCGGTTCCCGATGTATCACCTGGCTGGCCATCGTCAGCGCGGCGCGCTGTTTCGTGAACTGCGTCATGAGCTCGGCCCCAGTTTGTATTGCCGCGAGGCACACTGTCATTCGCCATGCTCCACAGTGCAACGGCGGCCCATTCGTGGATTGACATCATGTGCCAGCCTTGTCCTTTGTCTGCGCACAGCTGTTTGGCTTGGTCGTAATCGACGCTGACACGGGGTTGTGCGCCGCCAACTACAGCAGAGCCACCGGCAGCCGATGATGCCAGGTACTTGCCAATGAGGATTTCGCCACGGGGAGCGCCATTGGTTAAGAATGCAGGATGCGTGCCTGTGCCTAAGTCCAGGTCGGTTAAGCCAAGGTCTTCAATGTTGAAGCGTGGCACCACCACCATGATGTTAGGGTTGCCCTGGTCGTCGTAGACAACTGTGTTGCGTCCACCGGAAGCGTCCTCAATTGCTTTGCGGTAACCGTCGGTTGCAATAATGGTTAAATCGCTGGCCTTCTGGTCGTAGGATTGTTCAACCTGGTCAATTGACTGGTCAACCTTCTGGTCGATGTCACTCATCTTTCCTGACACTTCTTGTGCCAGGCTTTGCGATGCGCTTGTTTGCTCTGCGGAGGCAGATTTTAGCGCTTGGATTTCTTCAGCAATAGTACTCACGCGGAGCCCTCCATTTCACGAATGCGCTCACTTAGATTCATATTCCAGTGAGCATTTTTGATGACGGCGGCGCCTTGTCGTAAGTACGAAGCGCCGTCGGCGATGAACTCTTTATCTAAAATCAGGTTGAGGTTCTCTGCACCCACAACCACGGTCACACTGTCGGATGGCAGCGCTTCAACGTTGAGCGTGAACCATTGAACGACCTTGACCGCTGGCGTTCTGTAGCCGAGGGTTTTGCCTGGAGCTGAATAAACGCCCAGCAGGGTTCCATCCTCGAGGAACAAGCCTATCTCTCGAATGGCATACTCAAGGTCGCCGTCAAAGATTCCGGCCATACGAATGTTTTTGTTTCCATCCTGCCAGTCGTTAATCTCGATGCGCTCTTTTTCGCTGGATAGCTGGCTCTGATTTTTGCTTGGTGTATAAGCTGCATCACCAAACGCCATGTGCGTAATGGGCGCTTTTGTGCCTTGCTCTTGTGCGTTAATGCAGGCGTCAAGGCCGGCTTCCGTGAATTGAAGAGTTAGTGCCATGTTAAGCAACTCCTGTTAAATCGTGATCGATAAGTTGTAGGTGGTGTATGCCAGCGGCCAGCAAGATTCCTGTCTCTGCAGACAGCTCCATTTGGTTGCCAAAGTTCAGGTCGTTGTCTGCACAAATTACCCGGTGCTCAACCGCAAAGAAGGCGGTGGTCGCGCTCATTTCATCCGGGGTAACAGGTTGCTCGTCAAGCTCTGGGTCGAGTAATCCGTAGCCGGGTGATGGTGCAGCAGCAAAGCCAATCGATTCTTCCAGGCTAATGCCAAGCTCAACGTCAAAGTGAATGGAGCCGCGCTTCGAAACGTTGATTGATTCCGTTACCAGCTTCAGCATATTGGCATTTATCAGGCCATCAGCGTCGCCAGTAAGGTTCTCGTTTAGCAGTGCCAGCACTTTCATTGTGCCGCGCTCTCCGGTGCCAGCCTGTTCCCACCACTCAACGATATTGGTTTTTATACCCAGCGCATCGAGTGCGCGCTGAACAGCAAACGGCGTTGCCTTGTGCTGGTGAACCTGAAAACTGCTGTCGACTACGCGGCGTTTGGTTTGCTCTGGCCAGTGTTCGCTCCAGCTGTCTACGGAATATGCCCAGGCTAACCAGGGGAGCAGTTCAAAAGGGCAGCGCCAAGGGTCCCAAAGGTCACGAACGTCAACCGGGAACTGAGTGCAGTGCTCAATAACTTTTTCTATTGTGCGGTCTAGCTTTGACGCATTAGACGGTAAAAGCGAATCACTCACTGATGCCTCCTAGCGTCACATTAATGCCGGTGCAGTGCGGTGCTTCGGTCTTGTCAATTGCAAGGTCTGAAGCAGGCTTGGTCACCTGCACATTGTGTGTGCCTGGCTGATGCAGCGCGGCATAAATACCAGAGCGGGTAGTGTCGTTACCCAGCTTGTGGTTGTCCTCGATGTACTTGTTCAGTGCGGCCATCGCTTTAGAAAAAACCACTTCAGCATCGGGACCTGGCTTAATAAATACTTCCGCCTCAACCTGGTATTCAATAATTGTGGCAGGCAGGACTCCGACGCGGTCGCCTTGAGGTCGGACTTTGCTTGGCTCTGGTAGCTGGCTTAGACCGTCGGACGCTAGGCCAAACGTTGCTCTCACCTTTTCGATAAGGTCTTGGCTGGGCTGGCCATCGCCTTCGTGGCTCAGTAAATACACATTCATTTCGCAAGGTGCCGGGCTGTTCGCGTAAGCATCCAGAACGCGGCCGTCGCTACCGAGCGCAAAGAACACGTAGCCGTCATTACTGCCGGCGGTGTTTAATCCGTCAAACGCCATTTGGGTGCGGCGGCGTAGCGCGTCGTCACTCTCCATAACGGCAGGCGTTGGCGGCGTCGTTGAGTTGTCTTCTTCCTGAACGGTTAGGCGTGTGATGTTGTACCGTGAGGCTACGGCATCGAGGTCTTTTCCTGTTGCTGATGCCAGCATGTTTGCGCGGGTGCCATCATTGAAAAAGCCGATCAGGTGCAACTCTCGATATGAGAACACCTGCAGTAGCTTCGTTAGTGGCTCTGACTCTAGCTCAAGAGTCGCTTCAACCTCTGGGTGCAGTGACACAGCCAACGCCTTCAGCTCTGAGAACTTATCCTCAAAGCTGGGCTTTTCGATAACGTCAGGTACTGGCACCTGGCTCATGTCGATAAGTTCAAAAAGGCTCATGCGGTAGTCATCCGTATGTTTTCTAGTGTCAGCATCTCACCGCTGTCAGCGCGGTCTGCGTTAATTGTCATCAGCATCTTGCCGCCTTTGTCGGCGTATATATCAACCTTGCGAACGCGAATGCGCGGTTCAAACTCAGTTAGCGCCATGACCGTTGCGGCAATAAGGCGCATGCGTGTGGCGTTGTTCTGTGGGTAGTCCAGCAGGCGCGGCACATAGCTGCCGTAGTTGCGGCGCATAACACGGCTGCCGATGGGCGTGGTGATAATGTCAGTCACAGACTGGCTGATGTGCTCAGCGTCTGTAATCTTTCGCCCTGTGCTTTTGTTCATGCCCTGCCACATTACTCAGGAACTCCTGTCTTGCCGCCGCTATCGCCTGGGTGAACGTGCTCGCCAAACTTAATGCCGTCAATTTCTGCGCCGCCGGTAATGGTGGTGCCGGCTTTCATTGTGTTAGCACCTTTCAGTAAGCTCTCGCCGTCGACCGTTAGTTTGCCTTTTACCGTCAGGTTGCCGGTTGTTTCTGTTTCCGGGCAGTCGACCGTTACCTTTTCTGATGCCTGGACCAGTGCGGTTTTTATGCCCTGGGCAATAAGTTCGCTGGTCTCCGGGTCGTAGATTATCTTGGCGCCGTCCGGGTATTCGACATAGTCGCGAGTTTCGTGCTCGTCCGGTTGGTCGTTCTCGTCGCTGTAAAACGCCGGTCCAATTAACGCGCCGTGAAAATCACCACCTGGCGAAAAAATTAACACCTGCTCGCCAACGCTTGGCCGCCAGCTGGTCTTTGCGGTGCCAGCTCGCTGAGTCCAGTAAGGTCGCCAGTCCAGAACAAGGTTGCCGGTCTTTACGCGGCAGTAGCCCTGCTTAACCTCTTTGATGGTTCCGAGGCGAAGCATGTTCTCAAGGTGGCGGTTAATGTCGGCGATGTGTTCTATCATGCGCTACGTGTGCAGAGGCGCTGTGGTTTGGGCTATTGGGTGCGGTTGTAAAAGCAGAATAAACAACTGAAAGTAATCGAGCTGGCGAGGGACTAAACAAAAAGCCCGGCGCTTGGCCGGGCTGTTAGTTGGTTACTCGAAAGGTATTGCCTCAGAGGCGTCGCCCAGAGCCTGCATAATATCAACCAGAGAGGTTGATAGTCTTTGCTGTAATGACTCTAGCAACATCGAGACCTGAGCCGGGCTAATTGTGCCTGGCTCGTTGTTGTCCCGAAAGCCTTCAACAATTGCGGCCATCCCATCGGAAACCGCTATCGCGTCAAACAACGAGTCGTTCGCAACACTCAGGCGCTCTGCTATTTTTGCGACCTCTTCAATGCTCACTTCGCAGTTGGCTTGCTTGCTTTCGTTAGGCATGCTCCACCTCCTGTTCCAGTGTCAGGTATTCGGCCATGCGCAGGGCGCTGTAAAACTCTTCGTCAGAGCCTTCAAAGCTTCGTACCTTTTGCATAGCTTTGACGCAGTCACGTAGCGCTGAGTGAAGCTGCTCTTTCGTAATCGCCGGGTTCTCGTCGTCGCCAGGTTCATCCATCCACTCGTTCAGCTTCCGGTGTGCTGGTATCGAGCAAAGGTAGAAATGGCGTGTGCCATTCACTTCGCCGTACTCAACCAAGCTAAGACCTGTCTCTTTGGCTATGCTTTGGTACCAGTCATGCTCGTGGTCGTGCAGAGTCATTGCGTCAATGTGCATAACGCCCAGGTCGGCAGGCTCTGCCAGTCGCATTTCCTTAACCACTGCATGTTCACTGCTAAGGAACGTCTTCTGCAACGCCTGCTCTCGTGCGCGGCTTTCGTTCGGTGCGCTTACCAGTAAATTCTGGAACTCGTCACCGTCAACCAGTTTAATGACGAACTTTTTAATCGGGCGTTCACGCCAATAAGTTGCTGCATCAAACATGGCGGGTTACCTCCCTGGCTTGATTGAAGTCGACAACTTTATGATCGCTAATTGCCCGGGCGTTCGCCAAAAACTTCAGCGTGTTTGGGTGCGCTGTGCTGGCTAATGCCGACTGCAGGTAGGCGCACTTCTGGCGTAGTGCTGCAATTTCTCGTGCAGCATCCACGGTGGTTTCTGACTTGTACGCCAATTGTGCCAGGCGGTGTAATATGTCTGGTTGCTTAGTCATGCTGCACCCCCTTGCGACGGTCGATGAATGTCAGCGTGGGTAACGCTTTGCGGATTTCAGCAACCTCTTCAGGTGTAAGAATGATGTTGCTGAACACTGAAAAAGCCTTGTCCTCACATGAGTGGTTAACGCTCAGCGTGCCGTACTCATTATGAGGTTTGTCCAGTGTCTTCTGGGCGGTCAATATCCAGCGCTCGAATGTAGCGTTCATAGAGAACTGGCCGGCACGAACAACCAGGTCATTCGATATTAAAGAGTTGTCCTCGAATATCTCAATGACGCTTTCGTTGTGGCTGCTGTCCAGCTTAATGATAGGTGCGTAGCTCATGCTGCGTCCTCCTGGTTGTCCGGAGTGCGGCTTTTCAGCACAAGGGGGAGGCCTTTAAAGGCTCGGCGGGCTTCGGCTTCGGTTCGGCCAAAGGCGCTGACGGTACGAACGCGCTTAAGTTGCGCAATTTTTTGCCACGGTTGGGCAATAATGAAGGTGTAAATCATGTTGAATACCTTATCTGCTTGTTCAGATAAGGCGGATCGGGTAGCCGCAA